GTCTTTAAGAAGATATGACGAAAACAAATATATATTTAAATTTAGTTGAAATTCCTCACCATATAGAATGTGGACTCGTCCACTCAGGAATACCTGCATGTTGCGTTAAATATTATATAACGAAAAGAATATGGATGCCCATTAAAGAGCGAGATGCTGATAATGTAAAAATTAGAAAAATAACGGATAATTGGAAAGAACCAGTAACTTATATCCCTTGTCCGGAATGTTTAAAACGTAAAAGATTTGTTAAAGTTAAACGATGTCCCAAAGGAACTTGTTATGGCGATTAGTAAGAAGTAATGATTATTTCTTACGTTCCATTACTTGAGGAGCCGCACCAATTTCCAATGGAGTTTGTGGTGTTCCGGCAACTGTAGTAGCACTAGACGGAGTAAATCCCATACTCTCAGCAATTTCTTTGAGATTATAATACCTATTCAAAATGTGCCCGATGTTTTCATGAGAGACTCGTAGCTGTTGCATTCTAGCATAACATTCCTTAGCGATTTTGCTGTGTTCCGAAATATGTTTTTTCATATTAACCATATCCTTCTTCACGATGTCGCTCTGAAAGACATCGGAGCACTCATTAACAGCGTAAGTCTCCGCTAATTCACATAATTCCGTCATTGATTTAGTAGATTCTAAAATAGCGGCTTCATTTCTAAATACTTCCCCAAATTTTTCAAATTGTGAGGCCATCTCCATTAAACGTTTCTTTTGTTCCGGTGTTAATTTCTTCGGCTCATCATCAAATCCGGTAGAAGATGGAATTTTATCTAAATTCTCAACAATTTGTTTGAGGGATAACTTGGTATTTTTTAAAATGCTCATAGGTATAAATATATTTGAAATTGTGTTTTATTTGATTATTCTCTATCGTCAATCTCGCTTTGTTCATATTTATCAAAGAAAAGTATCATATCTTTAAATTCGTTAAAGGTCTTAATACTCTTATCAGGTTCTTCTAAATAGAAAGTTCCCTTTGATTTTTTATCGTCGGCACTATCTTTCTTTTTATAAATAGAAATAATAGGGGGCTTGGGAGTTGACATCTTATAATCATCTTCAAAGATAAATCCTACGTTATGAAGATATTCTACTTCACTTAATTTCCAATTATCAATACATATCATACCCGACTTATTATCTTTATCAATGGAATCTAATAGTTCTTTTAAGAGGATCATAGATATAAATATAACTCAAATAGTTAGATATCAAGTTTAATTAAAAATTCTGAGACTATTTTAGCCCCATTAGTTTCATCTGTAAAGGGAACACTTTTAATTACTTCTAAAGTATTATCAATTTTAGGAGTTTCTTCAGGGGGTGGTTGTTGCTGATTCGCTTGTTGTTGAGGGGATGGTTGTTGTTCTCCATCAATTTCTTGCAAATTATTATCTCCTTGTTGTGTATTAGTTGAAGATTCCATATTAGTATTCTTAGAAAACGCCGTCCAACAAAATTGATTACCTTCTTTTAATTTTTTGATAATCGTTGTGTTATTATTGGAAAAATCATCAGTCGATTCGTATTTTACCATAAAATCATTCATTTCTACTGGTTTAGCCGATGTATAATTTGTAATGGCTTGTTTTTCTTGCGGCAATATTTGTAATCCACGATGTTGTGCAACATAACTATTGAAATCGGATTGAGTATTAAATTTTTTAGAAATAACATTTAAATTGACATCTTCATTCTCATAAATTAATGATTTATATGATTTTTTACATTCTTTTAATATTTTTAATAACTTTTTTTTACCATTAAAATCTAAGGAATCCCTTGATTTTATTATGTTTTGTAGTTTTTCAGTAATCATATATACATAAATATGAAGATTTTTCGTGTTTTTCGATTTTTATTATATATTTATATTTTATACTACAGTAATCTTTTACTGGCACACTAATAACAAATTCTTTATTGAGGTTCTAATAACTTCAGATTAACAAAAAACGAAAATAAAATATGAATACTACTAAATCTGAAATTACCGAAGCAATTGCTCTGGCAAAAGCCGTAAGACAAACTGCTCTGGCCAATGCTAAAGTTGCTCTTGAAGAACAATTCAATGATAAATACCAAGCACTATTTGCTATAAAACTTAAAAACGAATCGGCTACTTCTGCTCCTATGGAAGATGAATCTGTTGTTGGTGAAGCCGATATTGATTCTCTCATTAAAGAATTAGAATCTGATATTGAAGGTTCAACGGGCGAACCTGTTGGTGGTGGTGAAGAATCTCCTGCTCCCGAAGGACCTACTGCACCGACTGGTGCTGCTCCTGCCGTTGCTACTCCTGCTCCGGAAGGAACTACTGCTCCTGAAGGAACTCCGGTTGTTCAGGCTCCTGTTATTGTTGTTGCTGCTCCTTCGGCTGGCATGGGTGCGGAACCGACTGGTGATATGGGTGCTGAACCTGAGTTACCTCCGTCCGAACCGAATGGTGCTGGTGCCGGAATGGATGAAGAACTTGATTTAGATGAATTACTCGAATCTTTGAAGAAAGAAATTGCCTCGGAAGATGACGAAGAAAAAGAAAAATTGGACGAAGATACTAAACTAAAATCATCTGGTATTGGTGGTAAAACTGGTGGTTCCAATAAACCTGCTAGTGCTGCATCTTCAAGTTCCAAACTTGAATCGGGTGGCGTGACAGATAATGGAATGCCGGAAAGCACTGTAGAAGCAAAAGATGCAACGACTGCCAAGCGTCCTAATGTAGCAAAAAATGCTACCCCAACTAATCTATCAACTCCGAAACTAGGTGGAACATCTGGTCCGGCTTTGAAAGCGGCTCGTCCTAATTCTGGTGGAGATTTTGAATCTACCGCTAAATTAACCGAAGCCAATAAGACTATTAATGAGCAATCCAATGCTATTACTTTTCTTAAAAATGAACTTAATGAAATCAACTTGCTGAACGCTAAATTGCTTTACACGAATAAGCTCTTTAAAGAACACAGCATCAATGGTGAGCAGAAATTGCGAATCGTTGAAATGTTTGATTTGTCCCGCAATATTCGTGAAGTTAAACAGACGTTCGCTAATTATGCCGATGCTCTAAGTTTCAGTGCAACCTCAACTCCTAAGAAAGTAACTGCTAAATCAGTTTCACCTGCAAGAGTTGCTGCCATCACTGAAGGTCTCGCTACTAGCAAACAAGTTGTAACGGAAAAGCAAACGAAAGAAATTATTTCTGAAAATGCTTTAAGTAGATCGAGATTCCAAGAACTCGCTGGAATTAAGATAGTAAACAAATAACGGTCGAGATAAACTTAGAAACCAAAAAATAAAATAAAATTATGAATGATGTAAAACAATTATTGACTAGTGCGCTTAATCCGCAAGCTCGTCTATTGCAAGAAACCCGTGGTCTCGTGACCAAATGGGACAAAACTGGCTTACTTGAAGGTCTCAAGAGCCAAGTTGAAAAATCAAATATGTCTGTATTGCTTGAAAACCAAGCTAAACAGCTTATCGAAGAATCTTCCGCTACTGGAACTTCCGGAAACTCCGAACAATGGGCTGGCGTAGCTCTTCCCCTCGTTCGTCGTGTGTTTGCTGAAATTGCCGCTAAGGAATTCGTTTCAGTTCAACCTATGAATCTCCCGTCAGGACTCGTGTTCTATCTGGATTTCAAATATGGTTCGAACAGTGGTGCCTTTAAAGCTGATTCTAGCACTGATTATGAATCGCTCTTCGGTGGTGTTAGTGGCAGTAAGGATGTTGACGGCTCATGGAAACTTGGTTCAACCAATGCTCCTGTTGGTGGCTTATATGGTCCGGGCAAATATGGATATACTCTAAACGACCAGACTGCATCATTTACTGGATGTGTAGTTGGTAGTGCTTCAATTGCTGATATTAACTTTGATACCGGTAACGCAAATGACCCGGTTAATCAATCTATCTCTATGTCCCTAGTATCTGGATCGTTATATACGGTCATGACCAATGCGTTTGCTACAAAATCGCCCGCTCCCGATATGACTGCTATTAGGTCATTCACGATCAGCGGTTCTAATATCGTCACTTATTTCCCCGGATTTACTCGTAAGTCTGGAACGGAAGTCGTGTTCGTTGTAAGTGGTTCCGGCATAACTGCAACTAATACTGTTAACTACAGTGGTCAGCCGACTGATTCTACTCGTGGCGACTTCGAAGATAAAGGTCTTGTTGGAAGTGCTGACGCCGGTGGAACTTCTACTGGTCTTCACACAGACATTGGTATTCCTGAAATCAACCTCCAGTTGAACAGTGAACCGATTGTTGCAAAAACTCGCAAATTAAAAGCTGTTTGGACTCCTGAACTAGCTCAAGATTTGAATGCTTATCATAGCGTTGATGCCGAAGCAGAATTAACGGCTCTTCTCTCTGAATATGTATCAATGGAAATCGACCTCGAAATCCTTGACATGTTAATTACGGGTGCTCCTAACATCAACAAAGAACGTTGGAGTGCTAAGATTAACCGTGATATCATCAAGACTGGTGCGAATAGCTACA